TCATCTGCTTGATGACCTATGCGCCGAGAGGGATGCGATCATTGATTTAAGGGAGTGGGACTCGGATTGGGAGAACTACGCAAAGTTCATTAACAGCCTAGAGCCAACAGAAGTCCTTGTGTGCGCTTACAGCTGGGGAGGGGGCTTTGGTATGCCTGAGCTAACAAAGCGCCTTGTGGCCCCCGTAACGTGCGTTCTATGCGATCCTGTCTATCGCAGCAAAACTGTATTAGGTCGATGGGCGGCATTTTGCGATTGGAAGATTGAAGTTCCGAAGAACGTAACCGTAGTGAAGCACTTTATACAGGAAGCCAAGTGGTGGGAGCTAGACGGAGATCGATTGAAGGGCGGAAAGTCTTTATGCCAGCCAACTATCCTTGATTATACTCACACTGATATCGACAACTCTGACGAATACCACAAGGCAGCAGTGATGGTGGCGAAGGAATACTTACTGAAATAACAGCCTTGACAAGCTTGATACACTAATAACAGACATGAGCACATTTACACTAGCAGGGACATCACTAGACGCAAAGAACAATCCAGCCTACGTAGGTCGGTATATGGTCTTCCGTGTCACTTCGGTTGGATCAGACACTTCGGGCGGTGCTTCGTATCCACGAGAGTCGGTTGACATGCTGATTGCTGCTGATGGCACATTTAGTGGTGACTTGTGGGTAAATGGTGATTCTGGCATCGAATGTCTATATGAGGTCATCGAGCCTTCTGGTCAGCGCATTGAGTTCATCTTCCCGTCATCCGTAGATGGAACCACTGTTCGCTATGAGTTTGCGCTCGAGAACTACCTATCGAGTGCTTCTGCGGCTCAACAGACTCCAGCTTTGGCAACTCACATCGCAGATCAAGGCAACCCCCATGTAGTGACACCATCTCAGCTTGGTCTAATAATTGGGACCGATGTTCAAGCATACGATTCAACCATTTTAGTTGATGCTGACATTAGCTCTACGGTTCAAGCTTACAACTCAATCCTTGATACCGTTGAGACGACCATTACGGACATAGACACCGCCGTCCCTACTAGCGGTGCTGTCGTGGACTACGTTACAGCAGCATCATCTAGCTCTCAAGTTATTGTAACTCAAGCTAGTGACCTGTCGGGAACACTTGATCCCACCAAGACTTACTTCATCGACGGAATCATCGACATGGGCAGCACGTCCATTGAGGTTCCATCGGGAGGACTGAGCTTAACTGGATCAACCTTCGACATATCTAAGCTTATCTCATCGGCCGAGACATACACTATGTTCACATCGCCAGTCGGCGGCAGCGGTAACTTGCTGGGTCGAGACTTGGCTATGGAGGTTACTGCTCCAGGATCACAGGTATTCAACCTTGTCAGTGTCACTGGATTTGAGGCATTTGAATTTGCGCGTGTCAACTGGAATGATTGCACATCCCTCGGAACGATTGACAACTATCGCCAAGGTCTTGAGTCTGGAACGGGTCGCTTTGGTGGCACTCCAAACCTTACACTAAAAGGCGCATGGGTGGGTGGATATTTCATCGGGACATCAATCGTCCGATCACTTGACGCTGGCATGACTGGAGCACTCTACCAAGCTGGTGTGGGGTTCACGATGGCATCTCGCTTCCGCAGTAATCAGAACATTGACTTGCCAGCAAGTGCTGCCTTCATTGACTTTACTACATCAAACTTTACCAACCCATCTACCTTACAGTTAGAGGGTTGCATTATCTCTCGCGGTGGAACCTCTGACTCCACGGACCCTAACATCACACCAAACGTGGCGGCATCAGATCTCGCATCAAACTGGGTGGGAAATATCGGCATAGGCAACACATTCGTCGGCGGTCGATTAACGGTTGCCACGGACACTCCGACCGTCATCAACACCATCGACGTATTTGAGACGATCATAGCGACAACTTGGACAGCGGACTTGTTGGAACACTTCGACGATCTTGCTATTGACACCGATGGTCGTGGTCTACGACACCTAGGAAACGTCCCGAGATATTATGAAATAAGCGGTGACTTGGTGGTGGATGGGCCTCCTAATGATGAGGTTACAGTCAAGGTCATGAAGTATGACTCAAGCGCAACGACAACTGTTGACATTTACTCTCAAACTCGCCAAATAAATAGCATAACTGGAACTAGAGATGTTGCGTTTTTCTCGATACCATCAGTTATTGAGTTGGATCAAAATGATTACGTTTACTTGGAAATCTCCAACTCAACATCCACTGGAAACTTGACGCTGGAAGGCGGATCAGTCTTCTCGGTTAAAAAACGATAAACTCAATTAATGGCTACACAAGGAACAGATAATCTCGTCATCGTTGACAACATGCCCTCAGTTGAAAAGCTGTGGAATGGTCGCTACCGCCTTGAGTTCTTTTGCAAGATACAGAACCCGAATGAGGGCTGGTATTCGGATAGCATTGACAAGTGGCTTCCGTCGTTCGGAGCATTGCAAGATGCTGACTTTGCTGGCGAGGGATGGTCTACACGTGACGGCGAGGCATATCCAGACATGCGGCTCGTCGAATGCGAGGCTAAGTATATTGCCCCATCCGAGACACACCTCGTTACACTCACTTACGAGACCCTCACAGCCTCTTGGGTAGCCGAGAAGGACGAAGACATAGATTACGAGCTAAACGGTCTTCAGCGGGTCAGCAGGACGTTTGTAGCCCTACCAGGGACATCCTACACTAAGGTTGTAGGCACTGACACGATTACAGTTGGCGGAGACACCCTCACGCTCGGAGCATTTAAGATTGAGGAGACTGACGCAACGTGGTCGTTGACCGAGACATGGCTTGAGAGTGGTATACTTAACGTGCAGAGAAGATCGGAATCCGAGGGGGTGTATCGCGTAACAACAACATTCTTGGGAGAGGGAGCACCCGTGATTGGGCCTATTATTGCTAAGGTCGAGGATAACTACGAGGGACTTAAAACAACAACCGTTGTGTCTATGCAGGACGCTGGTGGTTCATCGCTAGTCTCTGGAGAATCACAGCCCGTCGCAAGCCACTCAAACTTGAGTGAGTTTTCGTATCCAGGGGTTGTCACAATAAGTTCCGAAACCCTAACAGGTCTTAACGGAACCTACACATTTAGGGCTAAAGATTTTTCACTCAAACCGCCAGTGGTAGCGAGGGTTGCAGCTACGATTAAAGTTTCATTTAAACCCACGAGCGCAATATCATACACAGCAACTGATGGGCTATGGAACCCCACGACTTGGGCTGAAGGGTTTTCGAGGGGCATAGGTTGGAATTACAGCCCGTTCTCAATCTCTAGGGGATTTCGTGGTTATCGGATTGACCACGACGCTACCAACGGTTACTCCGGTTACGGGATCCCTGGCACTCTTAACATTTTTGATATGATTTCAGGTAAAAGGATATTTGGCAGTACCACGTACTCCATTGCAGTGAGCGGGGGGCCAGAAAATCCAGATGGAAATCAATACACCTTGGACTATTCCGTATCACTAGCATTTGAAGATGTTGGTGGCACTCCTTACTATAAACACAAGGAAATTGTGGCTACAATACCAACACAGTAAATTCATTATGAACAATCGTAGTAATTCAAGTGAAGTTGATAATAGTCAAAGTTTAGGTGACCGTGATTCCGCATCCAAGGCTCGTGCCGCTGCGGGTAATTTGCGAAGGGAACGTCGAGACAAGTCCAAGTGGCTTAAAGACAGATACAAAGAAACCCTAAGATCCCTCGACAACACAGCGGATAAAAGGGAACTGAAAGAGCAATACAAGTCTGCCATCTTAGACCTTGATACTAGCCTAGAGTCAAATAAATCTGGAGCTGGGAGTACGATTCAAGACGATGGTATAGATAATGTGGATTCGTCAGTTGGCGGTGGCGGCGACGGTGGTATTCCAGATGGCTACGTTGAAACTAATGTAATCCTTTGCGTCAACGGCGGGCCTGTTTACGGTCAATTTTTGTTCAAGGAAACAATATAATGCCATTCGCAACACAATTTAATGCACTAGGAGCAGGCAACGGGTTTCCGTTTTGCCCGACGAAGGTTGATGTCTCCACTCTCCCGTCCGACTGGGCGTGGACAACGTTCAGTGGTGTCAATGCAGACAACTACACTAGCTTCAGCGGGGCAGCTCTAGACCAAAAGATAAACGAATCCTTTGTAATCGCCATGAAACTCTACTGGAACAAGTTTAGGTCAACTGGATTCCAGGCTCAATCAAGCGGCAGCGCATCGGAGTACACTTCAAGGTTTCAGCCCACGGATGGATTTTCCAGAACTTGGAGCCAGAGTATGTCTGGCATGACTAGTGACAATGCAATTGACGCTGGAACTCTGGAGCCAATGAAAAGAGTGTGCGGATCGGGTCAACCTGAAGTCAGGAAAAGGGAAGACATTGACGGCACAGATCAAGATGGCGATCAAATTGATGTCGGGAACTTGTTTCTCTTAAATAGACTTGGCACGATCACTCGTGTTTATAACGAAGATAAGTTCCTTGGGTATTCTTTTCCATTGTCCAGTTACTTTGCCATGTCCGCAGAATCGAACGTATCAACGCTTGATGCCATTGGATCCTGCCAAGTGGTATCCGCTAGTGGAATGCAATCACCACCAGATGTTAATGAAACTTTTGAGAAAATCAACACTAGATACGTAACCATAGATGGCATTCACTTCGTTTCTAGGGTGTCTGGAGCTATCAACGAACTTCCCGATCCGAGTGCAAATGACGGCTACTCTGGTTACCGCAACAACCCATCAATAACTCTCACGTCTGGTGGCGCAAGTATATCTTATAGTTACGGCTGGACATACACTGAGTCCGACGACCCAGCGTGCGATCTAGGCGGCCGCTTTTGCTTTGACAGATTCCGAGAAATTGACTTCTCATGCAGCGTGACGCAAGCCACTCAAAACATATTCTACACCTACTAATTTGACACCCGTGTTACACTTAACTCACTAATATACAACATTATGGCATCTCCAGAAGAACTACTAGAACAGATTAGACTTAAATCGCAACAGCCCAATGCCAATGGCTTTACGGGTGGGCAAGGCGTATTGCCTGCTACTGAGAACCCGTTTGCAGTGCAGACAGGGGTAGCACCACAGGCTCCCGTTGTTGGCCCTACAATCGCCAATGAGCAGGCTGCAATCCCACAGATGACACCAGAACTAGCTGCACAGCGAGAAGCTGCACGAGGCCCTATGGAGGACAGTAGCTTCCTCGGTAACATTGGTTCGCTGTTTCAGTCAACGGATAGCGGTCAAAGGCTGGCAGGTGGTGCTGAAGGGCTTGCTGGTGGAGTAAGTTCACTATCCCAGTCAGCATTTGATTCTGCCGTCACACAGCCAGTTCAAGCAGCATCCGACTTGGTTAGTCAAGTAACTGGAGGAAATGTAAACCTCTCGTCACCAGCATTACCAGAAGGAGCGGTTGCCAGCGCACAAGAAACAACTGGAAGTCCAGTGACTACCGTAGACCAATTCAATGCTTTCATGAAAGGCTTGAACGAGGAGGCAGCGGCACAGCAACCTTCAACTCCAGGAGCAACCACGGGAGCTGTCCAACCAGCAACTCAGCCAGCCACTGCGAGTGGTTCTCAGATCCCTAAGTTTGGCGAAGATGGATACAAGTTTGCAGAGCGCGGTTCACCGCAGGACTTTTTCCTTGCACAGACTAACGAGGGAACTCAAGCACTTAGCCAAGAGCAAATTGCGCGTGGACAAGCATACGCGCAGCAGCAGGGTATGAACTTCGATCCAACAACTGGATTTTCCAGTGCCGCACCCACCGATCCCCAAGCCCCCGCACCGCAACAAGGTGGAAACTTTGGTCTAGCTGGATTTACCCCTCAATTTGAAGGTCAAACACCCTCGCAGTTTATGCGTGGTGAAGATACCGCAGCAGATACAACATTCCAAGGAACAGACTTCCAAGGTAGGTTGCAACAGTTTGCATCACCAGAAGCGCGCCAAGCCAACATTGAGGAAGGTCAAGCAAGCTTTGTACAAGCATCCGCTGATCGTGAAGCGCGTCAAGCAGCTCGCCCAGACTTTGGGGCAGCTATCAGTGACCGTGACCGTCGCGCAGCAAGTGGTGAAGGTATCAGCACAGCAGACCGCAAAGATATGGCTAAGGCTAATATGCGTGGTGCTAGTGCTAGTGACATCGCTCGCGGCAATAAGATTGCAGATGAGCTTGGTGTTGATTTGAAGACTGGCGAGTCGCTCACAACTGGAACTACAGCTAAAGATATTGCGGAAACCGATAAAATTAAAGCGGAGACCCTTAGTATTCTGAGTGAAGTAGGGAACAAGGGGACTGAACTAAACCTATCCCCAGCAGAACTGGCGCGGGACAAGGCGGCGGGAGGGACACTAAATAAGTGGAATGACTCTGGTCGATCAACAATTCAGTCTAACATCAACACGCTCAACGAGGTCATAACTGGTCTTGAAGACGGCAACATTAAGACTCGCGGTTTTATTGACGCACTTCCGTTCGGAGCAGATTGGGCGAGAGCCATAATGAATCCAACTGGAGCTGATGCCAAGGACAGGGTTCAAGGTGTCATCTTTCAGACACTAAAGGAAACCCTTGGAGCGCAGTTTACGGAGAAGGAAGGCAAGAGGCTTGTTGAAGCATCCTACAACTCAATGCTTAGCCCAGAAGCTAATGCAGCTAGGTTGCGTGACTATACCGCTGGGCTAATGAAAGCGTCTGAAGCTCGCGAATCTCAGATGAGATACTTGCAGGAAAATAAAACACTCGCTGGATACCAAGGGCCATCACCTGCGGGCGTAATGTCTCAGGTCGGCTCTGGTGGGGCAGGTGGCTCCCCAATCAAGGGGGACGTAGACGACAAATCACTAGACGGAGCACTCTTATAAAATATGGCTACATTACACCAACTTCAAGAAGGACTATTTGCCGCTAAAGATGCTGGCGAGACGGAGCGTCAGCAGAAAATATCTGATGCTATTCGTCAACACCCAACATTCCAAAAGCAGAGCAAAGACAAGCTCGCAAAGGGGTTTAATGCCCTAGATGGCGACGAGCGCAAGGCTCAAATCGCAAAGCACACCGCTCGATCCCTAGGCATTCACGAGAAAGACCTTGACGCTGAGCGCGGCATGGGCGGCATTGGTCGCCTACAGTTCAAGGCGCAACCTACGGATGACGACAAGTTGAAGTTCCTTGAAAAAGCTTACGGGCGCGGGAATCTCAATGTGGCTAACATCGGAGGTGAAGATCAATTCTTGTATCGAGATGAAGATGAGACTGGCGGTAAGTGGCGCAGGGTTGACGAAGAAGGCACATCACTAGCCGACTGGACAACTGATCTAGCTGCATTCGCCCCAGAGGTCGGTGGAGCTATTGCAGGTGGCATCAAGGGTGCTGCTGTTGGAACAGCGGCTGGAGGCCCTGTGGGGACTTTCGTGGGCGGTGTATTGGGTGCTGCTGCTGGTGGGTTCGCCGCAGGAACTGCACAAGATGTTGCTGTTCGCGCATCCTCCGACGAAGACATTAACCTTGGCGAGATTGCCAGCAGACGTGGCAAAGAAGCTGCTTTTGGTGCTGGAGTTGACGTTGCAACACTTGGAGTAGGTCGAATAGCGTCTAAGTTCTTGCGCCGCAGTGGTTTGCGTGAAGCTGCTGGAGATGCATTTGCTGATTCAGTTGAGGCTGTTCGCGCTGCGGGCGGAGATGTCGGTGAGACTACTGGCGTAAAGGCTGGCGGTAAGGCACTTGAGCGACAACGCGAGGTTTCTTCCGCTAGACCGAAGTCTAAGGTAGCAAAGATCGACGCTCGCACTAGGCAGTCAATGATTAACCTTGCCGATGAAATGTCTGGCAAGTCTACACCACTTGATGCGGCGGGTCGTATTGCAGAGAACGCTAGAGCTGGCAAGCTTGACCTTGAGAACTTTATAAGAGAGTCTGACTCTCGCGCAGGAAAGATCATTGAGGATGCAAAGCTTGGCAGTATTGAGAGATTCTCCACAACTGCCGACGATATGGATCGCTTTGGAGGCGACTACAAGGATCTATTGACTCGATTGGGTCAAGGTGCTGATCAGATTTCCTCCGAGAAGTATGCATTGCGCGACAAGCTGGCAGGTGATTTAAATGTCGGGACTAGCAAGAAGAAGATGCTCGGCGCAATTGACGCTGGAATAGCTAAAGAGCCTAAGTTCAATAACCCAGCAATGCGAGCAGCAAGGCAAAGGGTTTCGGATGGCGATGAGTTCATCCCATTCGGAGAATTAGATGCTGAAATGACGCTATTGCAGAATGCAGTATCCGAGGGTGCTACAGCAAAGAGTTCCTCTGACATCTTAGCGCGTCTAGTATCAGAGCAAGTTGGTCAACTGAGAGACACTACAGCGAGAAGTGCGGGTCGTGAGTTCAATAATTCATTCCTAGATGCCAACAAGTTCTTTAAGGACGAGGCACTTGGCTTCCGTCGTGGAGCTGTAGGCAAGGCCCTGAAGGAGCAAGTTGGTGATAGAGTTGCAACCAATGAGGACGTAGCCAGAGCGATGTTTAAAGACGCTGAGACCGTCCGTGAGGTCTTGCAAACATCTTCCAATGCTGATGCCTTCCTTCGCTCTGGTGCGGGTCAGGGACAAGCTCCCTTGCGCTCTTCATCTCAGATGGAGAAAGACCTTCGCCGCCAGTTCGTGTCTCAACTTGGATTCGACAAGGGGACTACCTCGGCATCGGTTGCCAAGCTCAACAAGAACCAGAAGGAGGTTATGGCTCAGTTATGGTCGGGTCAGAATGCTCAGGGTATCACAGGCAAGGGTCGCCGCAAGGTTGCTGAATACGAGCAACTTATGAAGCGTGTTGAGCAGTCTGGCGTTAAGATTCCTCAAATCGGAGTCGATGAGGTTGACAAATACCTGTCTGCATACAGCGACAAGCAGCGCAATGCAATTCGGGACGAGTTGGTGGAAAACGCAACGAATCGCGATAAGCTTCGGGTCTTTGAGGAAAATACACTGATCAAACGAGCACTAAAGGGTGAAGCTGGAGATCATCTGAGAAGCAAGAAGTTCGGGGATTCCATCGTAAATTCCGCTACCGCAGGGCAAGCCCAGGACTTTATGAAGCTTGTCCCCAAAGAGGACGTTCCGTTCATTCGCCAAAATGTCATTGAGAGCCTTATTGCTCGCTCTGGCGGAGAGGCTGAACACGGCTGGGACTCCAAGGCAATGCGCAGGTTGTTAGCCCGCCAAGAGGGAACGATCAAAGAAGTTCTCGGCGATGACTACAAGTTGCTTCGCAGTATCAATGACGTGATGGAGCGGGTTCAAAAGCCATTCGCCACGACATCAACTGGCGAGGTTCGTCCACGGGCAATTATTGGTCAAGGCGGCATATCAGGATACTTATCTGGTGACATCATGCGAAACATCGGTAATCGCTTCTACGGCTGGGCTTACGGCTCTGGGGTCTTGAAGGACTTATTCGTTAGCGGAAGCCCAGAGGCATCCAAGAAGGCATGGAACAAGGCGATAGTCAAGATGGTCGGAACAAGCCGAGGACTACAGGCTCTTGACCACGCAACGGCTGAAGACCCAGATGCTAGAGCCACGATAGTGGAAGAGTTCGGAATGGAGTCCAACTAGCAAAAACAAAAAAGCCCAATCGAATTAACGGTTGGGCTTTTTTTGGTCTACTGATAATTGTTCAATGGGTTTCCTTGATTATGAAGATTAAAGTGTCCCCATCCATCTCTGGTTACGAGACTTAGGGGTTTGATGTTCTATGATTGACGCAAGACCCCTCCTGCGCTAACTACTCCTGACTAAATTTATAGCCACCGAGAGGCAACAAACGGAGAACACGTAACTCCAAAACCCTCTCGGTGGCAGCGATGTAAGTCTCGCTTGATTGATACAGTAACTACTTTTTACGTCTTGTCAAGCGAATTACCATACACCGCATCCTTTGCAGTCATCGGAGTCCTCGTCGCCGTAAAGGACACCATCTATGGCATTACCCACGATCTCCTCGATGTCATGCTCGTCTGGCATTGCATCACTGACGCTCGGCGGGTGGTAGCCTTGAGCTAGTAGTATCTCTCGGAAGAACTGCGCCATCTCATAGGTTGTTTGGCCTTCTTCTTCGATTTCGATTGTGGTTGTTACGTTGAGTTGAGTTAGTTGTATTTTCATTTTATCTATTGGTTATTGGTATTTCGCTTAGTTTTTTCATAGTGCTTTTAGTTTGTATTTAATACCATCGACTTCTACAACCTTGCCTTCGCAGGTTTTAGCTGAACGTGGCGTTCCGCGCTTGTTGCCCGAACTGGTCTCGTAGTAAGTCTCATCGCCATTGGCATCATACTCAGTCCTCACCCAGTCGCTATCACTGTCCTCGTAGTAAGTCTCATCGCCATTGGCATCAACCTCCCATCTCCTCCAGAAGCCATCACTGTACTCGTAGTAAGTCCGTTTGCCCTTGGCGTCTTTAATCTCGATAGGGAAGCTGAATGCAATCCCTAGTTCTTTGTATGTTTTGCTTAGTGGTTTCATAGTGTGTGTTTTATTGGTTTGATTGTGCTTTCGCCTGCGTCCTGTTCCGCTCTTGAATCCTTCGCTGCTCTCGTAGTAAGTCCGCTTGCCATTGGCATCACACTCCCACCTCTCCCAGTAGCCCATACTGCTCTCGTAGTAAGTCACATAGCCCTTGGCATCACACTCCCACCTCTCCCAGTCGCCATTACTGCTCTCGTAGTAAGTCACATTGTCATTGGAATCCGTAATCCTGATAGGAAAGCTAAATGCAATTCCCAGTTCTTTGTATGTTTCGCTTAGTTTTTTCATAGTATTGTGTGTGTTGTTTGAATGGCTTGATGTCGGTGACTACATGAACATAGGCTCTACGAAAGCAACCTTGGGGCTGTAAACAACCCCGCAGCTCACGATAGGCTTTGCGGCATATACCTTACCATAATTCATTGCTGGGTGATTGTGGTCAACACCGCAGCCAACCTGCATCCCGAATACGCAGTCTTTGCCGTTAGCGTGGTAAACTACTCCAGCCTGAGCGTGTAAGTGTCCTTGGACAACGCTCTTGAACTCTGCAATTGCATTCTTGTATGCTGCCATAAGACCGCCCTTTCCTTTGTCGCCGTGGCGGTAGATCACGTCATCAATTACAAGGTCTGCGTATCGAGGGTGGATTGTCCAGCCCTCCAGTCCCCATAGTGTCTTGAAGTCAACGAGAATGTCCTCTGGTAGTCCGAGCTTAGCCGCTTGACGCGATGGAAGCGCGGAGTGATTACCCGTAAGGTAGTCTGCCCTGGGGAATGCCTTGTGGAGTGCCTTAACCTGCTTACGTGCCTGTTTAAACTCATCCACGGGGTTAGGCATGAAGGCCTCGCTATCGTGGAAGGAGATGCTGTTCCAGTCCACCATATCGCCGATGTGGACAACACGCCCGCAGTTGTGCTTCTTCTGGATCTTCTTCAAGAACTTGATGTAGTCCTTGTGCATGCATGGTGCGTGAGTGTCTCCGATTACTAATACTGGTTGTTTTTTGCTCATAATTTTTGTTTGGTTTTTGGTTATGGTTGTTGTTATTTCTTTGCGTTGTAGTCTGCTAGTTCCCATTCGAGAACTTCCCTTAGGTCTCCGTGGCGATTCATCAATCCGTATAGGATTTGATCCTCGCTCATACGGTCTTTGTGCAGGATGCGATCCAGCCACGACCTGTGAGGCTCGTCCACGAGGGACACTGAGCATACCTGCCACTCTTGCCCCTCGTAGTCGTCGATGATGTCTAGTTCTTTGTGATATTCTCTCATAATTCGTATTATGTTGGTTGTTATTGGCTATATCGGGCTTAACTGCTAATATAGTGTGTGTTATTGGTTAGTGGTTGGAGCGTGGTGTGCCGCTCTTGTAGCCATTACTGTTCTCAAGGTAAGTCACTTTCCCATTGGCATCACGCTCCCACCTCTCCCAGTCGCCATTACTGGTCTCGTGGTAAGTATCGTTGCCCTTGGCATCACGCTCCCACTTAAACCAGTAGCCAGCACTGTTCTCGTGGTAAGTCACTTTGCGATTGGCATCATACTCCCACCTCACCCAGTAGGGAGTGCTGTCCTCGTAGTAAGTATTGTCGCCATTGGCATCCGTAATCTCAATGGGGAATGTAAACGCAATCCCCAGTTCTTTGTATGTGTCGCTTATTAGTTTCATAATGCGTATTATATTGGTAGTTAACGGCTATATCAGGCTTAACTGCTAATATAGTGGTTGTTATACATTGTGCCGAGGCACTTGCTTGTTTGCCTTGTCCATATTCTCTGCTAATTCGTACACCATACGTTCACTCCACCCAGCGAATGGGCCACGCATGAATACCTGTGTTAGCTCATTGGGTTCAAAGCCCTCGTACTTCTTGAGGGTTAGCTCTACCCAGTGGTCGGTTGCCTCGTGCCAGTTGTTAGCTGTTAAACACTTTAGTTTTTTCATAGTATTTATTTGGTTATTGGTGTTTCGCTTATTAGTTTCATAGTGTGTGTTATTAGTGGTTGCCTTCGCTGTTGAGATAGCGCATTTCCTCGCTTCGATACTCGCCCTCCTCCGCCGCAGCAATGGTCTCGTAGTATTCCTCGCCAGTCTCGACTAGCATGTCAGCTCGGTTGTAGATGTCGAACTCTTCAACAGTGAAGTATTCCCCATGTTTATCGTAGTAGTAGTTTAATTCGTCTACTACATCGGCGTATTCTTCTTCGCTCATTTCGCTTGGGTTTGCTAGTGAGTATTCGAGGTCTTCTAGTGTTTTCGTGTGTGTCATGGTGTTGTTATTAGTTGTTTTAGTTGATGTGTCAAGCGTTTATCCATTCATTCGCTTCCACACTTCGTTCCCCAGAACCTGCAATATATGCTTGCAGGGCTGGGCTTCGTCGTGCCGATTCCACTTGGGCTGAACTCTCATTTGAAAGTTCGGGCAATTGCAGCTTCCCTTGCGGTTGTTGTCGAGGAGACTCACAGTATATGTTGCTGACCTGTCTCCGTGTATGGTGTATTCCATCTCTGATGTTTTTTGTATTTTCATTATGATACGTCTCTCATTACTCCAGTGTGACGCAGAAATTCCATCTGCCCTTTCTCGTAACCAGAGCCACCACGCTGCTTGGGGCGAACCCAGCGAACTAGCGGCCCAGTCTTATCGTCATCCTTCTCAAGATACAGGAACGTGATCGAATCCGCATCCTGCTCAAGTGCTCCAGATTCACGCAAGTCACTCATGCGAGGCTCACGGTCTTCCTTCTCCGACTCACGGTTAATCTGAGCCAAGAGAATCACAGGAACTTTCAGTTGCTTTGCTAGGAGCTTACACTCACGGCTGATCTCGGCGACCTGCTGCTCACGTGGCAAGCGTGTGTTGCCTCGGATAAGCTGGCAGTAGTCAATGATAATTGCCTTCACACCGTGGCGGCGTTTCCAGTTTCTCGCGATTGCTAGAATCAACGGGAGGTTGAATGCGTCATCGCAGATTTGGATCGGCCACTTCTTGATCTCCTTGAGGATGGGAAGTGCCTTGCGTTGATCCTCGACGCGCCACTGATCCCAAGGCTTGCCAGACTCCATGCTACCGAGGCGACCCATAAGCTCTTGCGAATCCATCTCCAGCGAGAACATGCCGATTGGCACACCCTTCTTAGCCGCCTGGTGAACGATGTTCAATGCGAGTGCAGTCTTGCCACATCCTGGCCGCGCAGCAATGACGCAGAGCTGGGATGGCCCGAAGCCTTTGCGCTTGAGTGTGCTGTCATAGCTCTTGATGCCAGTAGGGACGTAAGCTTGCTGATCGAAGTCTCCGAAAAGGTCTTTGATGAACGAGTCGAACGAATCCCCGATTGACTGCTGTGCTGAACCAGTCTCGGCAAGCTTCTTGGTAGTGGAGTCAACTGACGCCATGATTTCCGCAGCCTCTGTGCCTTCGCTCACCTGCTCTTGGATGAGTCTGGACATACGTGTAAGCTGGCGTAGCTTGTGGAACTCCAGCACCTTCTCGGCGTATGCTTTGAGGTGCAGAGAAGACTTAACGAAGTCAGTGGTGATGTTGATCAGTTGATTGACGTCCATGCCCTTCAATTGGTATGTGGTCATTAGCTCCATAGATTCGACCTCCTTGCCCTTTGAATCCAGTTCCTTTACCTCTGCCCATAAATCTTGGCAAGCGCGGTCTGAGAAGCATTCTAGGGTCACTCCTGACTCTTCTGCTGATGTCAGTGAACCCGCTCCGTCGTTTACGATGATTGCTAGCAGGGTGCTCTCCGCCTCAACCGATGATTTGTTATTGATATTGCTCATGATATTGTGATTCCCTCCGATTGTAGTTTAGCTATGTGTTTAATTTGTGCCTTGGTGCGCTTCTTACCATCTTTAGTTGTTGGCGATATAGTTCTTGTGTCAATGCCAAAAATAAAAAAAGAATCATCGTCTCCAGCTCTTCTTTCTTTCTTTACTTCTTTAGATGTAGTTGCTCGTTTGTTAGTCGTTTGTTGCTCGTTTGTTGTTGGTTTGTTAGAGGTCGTTTCCTTAGATTGGTAAGTCTCGTAGTTGCAGATACTTACGATAGAAAACTTGTTTGTTGATTGTTTGTTGATTTCTCCAGTTTTTTCTAGTTTTTTGAGAGAAGTGCGTGTTGCTTGAACTGAGATGCCGATCTGCGCAGAAAGGGAATTTACCCCTACCACAAGAGCACCTCGGTCAACCTTAAAGCCCTGATATTCAGAAGCTTCCCAGTTTGCTGTCAATAGAAGGTGCATGAATACGCGAAAAGTGTTCGCATCCTTATACCATCCCCACCCAGCGATCTTTCGATCAAGCTTTACCCATCCTATGTTTTTTTCGTCCATGATATTTTTAAATAAAAAACCCCGCTAGAGTTCCAGTGTAGAAAGAGGCGAGGACGGCCATCAGGAACTCTAGCAGGGCTAAAGATATGTCTCTAATTAAAGGGCTTTCTACTTCCCTTGTCAAGCTTATGCGCTCAACGTGCGTTTTGTGTTATTGGTTAGTGGTTGAACGTGGTGTGCCGCTCTTGTCGCCAGCACTGCTCTCGCAGTAAGTCACATTGCCATCGGCATCACGCTCCCACCTCGCCCAGTAGCTATCACTGTCCTCGTAGTAAGTCTCATTGCCCTTTGCATCATACTCCCACCTCTCCCAGTAGCTATCACTGTTCTCGCGGTAAGTATCGTTGCCATTGGCATCCGTAATCTCAATGGGGAATGTAAATGCAATCCCTAGTTCTGTAAGTGTTTCGCTTAGTTTTTTCATAGTGCTGTTAGTTTGTATTTAATACCATCGACTTCTACGACTTTTCCTTCGCAGGTTTTAGCGGAGCGTGGTGTGCCGCTCTTGTAGCCAGCACTGTCCTCGAAGTAAGTCGCCTTGCCATTGGCATCATACTCCCACCTCGCCCAGTCGCCATTACTGTGCTCGCAGTAAGTCACATTGCCATCGGCATCACGCTCCCACCTTTGCCAGTAGCCAGCACCGCTCTCTTGGTAAGTTACATTGCCATTGGCATTTTTAATCCTGATAGGAAAGCTGAATGCAATCCCTAGTTCTTTGTATGTTTCGCTTAGTTTTTTCATAGTGTGTCTTCCTCAGGTTCCAGAGTGTTTTTCATTCCCTCTACTTCATTTTGTAGTGCTGCAATTTCTTTTTCTTTATAGGCAATACGTCGTAATTGATCATCAAAAAGGAGCCTTTCAAGCTCTGCTTCGTTAATTCTGGATGGTTCTATTTCGTAAGATACAATAATCTCATCATTTTGCCCTACATCTGTGTATTCTTTATGCATTGTCTTTTTTCATAGTATTGTGTGTTTTATTGGTTAATAGAAATATCAGAGCCACCTACAGTGCGCAGGGGCGGCTAGTGTCTCTAACTTCAAAGACATCATCTAGCTTGTCAATCACTAACAGGAACTCTTCGCGACTTGCGTCAAGATCCTCTAGCAAGTCCCAGTCATCGGTCTTGAGTCTGTCAACTGATTCAGTCCACAGCTCAAACTCTCCTTTGATTCGCGAGATTTCCCTAAAGACTTGACCACCAGTCATTTCGTGGTGTCCCTCTAGGATTAGGTTTGCGTTGTCCTGTAGTGATGTAAGTGGATTCATGATATTACTCTCTTTCTGTTAGGTTAGTTAATAGGCGGGCTTTGAGTGCCTCGACGGTTAGCGCAAGTTCTTCGTTTTGCTTCTTCAATCCTCCGTTGATTTCCATAAGGGAATCATTGGCTACGCTCATGGAGTGCAAGCCTTGCGTTAAGATTTGTTCTTCGGTTCGTGGGAATAGATTTCTCATAGTTCTTCTTTTAGGGCTTCCTCAGCCTCTTGTTGTGCCCTTGTGGGCTGTTGTTGTGCGGTTTTTGCGTTGTTGATTGCTTCCTTGATGCAGAAGCGTGAAAATTGATGTTCGTTGCGGGCATGGTACAGGAGCATTCTCTCCAGTTTGTCCAGAGACATTGCGCGTATCATGAATAAATTGAATCCCTTGTCCATCTACCCCAAAAGCCCCACGCCGAATTGACGTGGGGCTAGTAGTTGAGGGGTAATACTTAGGTTACATAATAAGTGACCACATTGCGTGAGCCGCTGTGCCACCAACGTAGGCGAACAACAGGCAGACGAGCACTGGGACACTGACTGTGCGCGGGGACTGCATAGCAACGAAGTCAGGGGCATAGAAACCGAAGATGACGCCAGCTACCACGTAGGCGATCAAAACGGCGATTCCTCACTTGTTGCTTCGGTTGGTTCGTTGGTGTCAGCTTTAAACACCTTCCAAGCTGCGAGGCTAGTGAAGTAACGTCCAGCATTCTCGTTGCATCGGATCTCGTAACTCACGTCAACATCACTTCCGACCTTATTGAACTTATTGAACTTCTCAATCTTGTCCTTGTCGGCGGCTTCAAAGATCTCGAAAGCATAAACAGCTTCCTTACCTTCGTAACCCGTGTTATTCTTGATCGCGAACACTTGCTTTCGATACTTGCCTCCAGAGATGTCTTCTGTTGGTAGGATAGCACTTATAGTGCCAGTCATTACGTTATTTTCTTCGCTCATATTATTATTTATTAGTGAAACTTGATTTTAGTTCGTTTTTAGTGTTAATGACTTCCGCAGATTGCTGAATATCAATTGTTAGAGCTTGCCAGCACTTACCGAGTGTGTCAAGCGTTTTAGCACTCTTGAGAAGCTTGATTGCCTCCGCTGGTTGCATTGCTGGCTTCTTCGGTGTGCCGTGGTTATTCGTTGCGTCTGGGTCTTTGGTATCATCAATGGCAAACAAGCCGTTAAGTGCATACTTACGAGCGTAACTTGAGGTTGCCCCCGTGATTTGCGCTTCATCCATGCCCTTCTTGGTCTCTGGCTCGCGGGCTGATGCCGCTGAGATTCCAGCCAACGCGCCAGTGTCTGAGTGTAGCTGTGCGGTCGCCTCTACGTAAACGCGACCACCTACCTCAATAATCTTGTCGGAGATCACTAAGGACATGCTGTGCTCCTTCAATAGCGGTTTGATCGCCTCAAGGATATCCTCGCAGGAGCGATATTTATATTTACCAAAGGAATTTGTTTGACCCTTCGGTGCTTTTAGTTCGGACTGTATTTGCTGTAGTTTATTCATATTTACTTAGTTGTGTATTGGCATTGATTGTCGATGAGTCGCTGAAGGTTCTCAAGTCCCCTCCATGCTACCCGTTTAGCTTCTTCAAACTCTGTCTCATGGTCAAGTGCTTTGTTAGCTCTCTCCATGTCGAAGATGTGCCGCATAAGCGCATCACGCGAGTCAGTGCTTTTGCTCTTGTCCCAGTGGAGCGGCTTTTCTGGGTGGTGCTGTTGATTCCCTTTAAAGGAAAGGTTAGCAACCTCCGCCAGTGCGTCGCCGAAGTAGCAGACAAGACCCGCGTAGATGGGATACTCCTTGCGCTTCTCCGAGTCTCCTGGCAGCCCGTAGACGTGCGCCTTGGCTTTAGCTTCAAAGCCCTCTGCGGTGTGCTGAGGTGCATCAAAGTAAGTGCCCTCCAGTAGCTGCTCGTATATTACTCCCCAGTAGCCTTCGCCCTGTGGTGAGTATCCCCACTTGCAATCGTTATACAACGCGCTCGCTAGTGAGTAATGCAGGTTGCTTATTGAGTCTTCAAAGATGTTCGCGATTGCGGCAGCTCGGTGATCATCCTTTAGCGTGTTAAGCCAGTGTAGTGTTGTTTTTTTATCGCTCATTTTTTGGTTTCGTTTGTTGTTATTGGTCTTTAACGAATATGCCGCCGACCATTTTTCCAGTCCGATTAGATATTACTTTATATGCGGTGTCAAGGCACTCTTCAAATGAGCACCCAATGATCTCGGACAGGAGAATTAGAACAACCGTAATATCTCCGATGGCGTCAATCTTCTCCTCGTGGTTATCGTCAATACGTGCCTGTAACAGCTCGTTGACTTCCTCGATTAGCTTAGTTAGCTGACCTTGCTCGGTCGCTTTCCCATGCCTTCCAGTGATTCCTTTATCAATGCCCCACTGTCGGACAAGTTCAATTGTGTTTTGGTTTTTCATTTTTTGTTCCTTTCTTTGGTTTGTTTTGCGCTGCGAATTTTATGGCATGCGTAGCAGACGATCTCTTGCCGCCCGTATATCATGCTAGTGAAGTGCGATCCTAGTGTTTCCTCGATGTCTGTCAAGGGCGTAATGCCATCAACGTGATCGACCTCAAAGACGCTCCGAGCTGACTTGCTCAGACCACCGCTTACCAGTGGCCTGCGCTCCTTCTCAGAGCACCCCATTACACGCTTACAGTCGCAGCAGTCCACCGCGAACCATTCGCGACCCGTCTTTGGGTTTGTGGCTTTGTATCGAACTGACTCGATGAACGTGCGGCGTGATGTCCTGCGCCAGATTGGGCGTAGGTTGCTTTTTAGTAGCGTTCTCATTGCGCCCTCTGTAATGCCCGTTGTCGGGTCTTTAACTCCTCGCTTGCTCATAGGGCTTGATCTCCACGTTGGACAGCACGTTGCCGCGCTTGTCGATTATTACGCCCTGCCTCTTGTCGTGCTTGCCGAGGAAGGCAATTGCCGCCTGATCGGTGTTGGCGTGTTTTAAGGTCTTGCCTCGGAACGCTTTAGGCATTGACGAATGGCTATAACTGATTTCCCAGCAGCTCACAAGTCACCACCTTTGTATGGCATCCCCTCCGCCGCCATCCATCTACGGTAAGTCTGATGACTGCCACAAGTCGCTTTCGCGGCTTCTGCTGACTTCATTCCGCCTGCACGTAGATCGTGCGCGGCTTGAATCATTGCCTTACGTTCTAGGCTGGTGTAATTGCCGCCAAGTGGTTTCGCTTCCTTTACTTCTGGGAATGTCAGACCCTCGACCCTTCCCGCTTTGATTGACATCCGAACTTGCTCGGCGAACCGTTCAAATCCTACAGGGGCCTTACTTTCGAGATACGCAATTGCGCTTGAGATTTCTTGATTGATCATAATTTTTTGGTTTGCTGGTGGTTTGTTTATTATAGAAACAGGCAAATCGACACAATCCCGAAAAATGGATTAAGTGAAAACGCCCAGACGATTATCGCTATTTTGATTATAATTGAGATCATGTTTTTTAGTTGGTTGGTGGTTTGCTGCCCTCTGAGGGTGTCAAGGAGGGCTTTTGATTGGTTGTTAGTGTGGTTTAGTGCTTTGCCCCATTTAGGAACATAACGAGCTGATTTCGCAGCTCTCGGTTTTGTGCTTCCAGCTCTGATATCTCTGCGCTTTTTTCTTCTATCATGTGCCGAGCTTTTACCAGTCCTTCCCTCATTATCTTACTAAGGGCGGCTGCTTCTCTGAGCATGTCGGCAAGTTTGTCCGATTGCTTAAAGTGTGCTTGTCTTTGTTCTTCTTTTGTCATTCTGTTCCTCTGTTTATTTGGTTAGCGTATTGTATTAATGATGTCACTACGTCGGCGGGTAAATCCAACTGCCTCACCGCATATCGTGCCGCCGTTTCTGGCGTGCCTTGATGTGATCCTATTACGTTACGGATTATCATCCGCGCGTTTTCGAGTCTTTGTGTGATGTCTTGCATGGCGTTTTGTTTGGTTGCGAGGGGTAAGTGTTACCCCTCTACCCAGAAAGCCCCGCAAAGCCATTTAAAGGGCATTACGGGGCTGGGATGGGGGTCAATGGTTGGCTTCTTTATGGGTTAAAACTTCGAAACGATGATTCCGCCGTCAAACTCGATCAATTGGCCGTGGTCAAGGATGTAGTCGCGCAGGGTTTCCTCTTTGTCATCTGAATCCTTAAGCAATTCTGCAAGCTGATCGTCACAGAAATAGCAACGCGCCCACTCTTCAAGGCTTTCCTCTTCATCGTAGTCGCAGCATATCGCGATTACATCAAGCTCGATCTCTTCGCCCGTGTCTTGCTCGTATTCTTCCAAGTATTCATAAAGCGCATTTAATGCCGCTGGTGTGAAGTTGTCGCCGCGATCCATTTCGTTGAATGCTGCGCGGAAGTCTGATTTATTAACTGATTGTTTCATGATTTTGATTCTCTGGTTTTTGTTAGTGTTAAGCGATTAGGTCTAAGGCTGCGCCGATAATTGCAAGGGCGAAGAAGATTGCAAGCCCCGTTTTGAGGTTTTGCGCGGTGGCTTGCTCCTGCTTAGTGAGTTGCTCGGCTTGCGCTTGCTCTGCTGCTTTCCGTGTTAGTGTTTTGTTAAATTTGCTCATGTGTTTCCTTTATTAATGGTGATAGTGTTTTGGAGATATTTTTAATAGCTACGCGCAGACAGTGCGCGACAACTAGCTGCCCGCCATCCTGCGCGGCGCGTTCCTGATTGATTAGCGTGATAATGTGTTCAATTGATTTATTCATTTGCTTGCTGGGTTGAATTTGCTGACTTCTGGCTTGCTTGCGAGCCATGCGCCCCCGCCGCCTATTGTCAGCCATGAAGCAAGACGCATCTCGACCTCTAAGAAGCCTCTTAGGGTGGTTTCTGGGTCAATGCCCATCTCGACACCTAAATGCCATTTGAGCGAATCTCTAACGCTGGAGATTACTTCTAACTCGATTCTGTTGTATGCTGGTAAGTTCATTTGATTGATTGGTTTTAATAGTCTGCATTTAACGGGCTGCTAACCGTCCCAGATTGGGGCTGCATTATTAAGATTGTCCCACGTTCCACGTCATCGGGCGATTAAATCGCGGCCATCGTTCCAGATGGCTCACCTTATGTATTTCACAAGGGCTGGCGGTGTTTGGACTGTCAATGAACGTTGCTACGATCAACAACATGCGGAAGTTTATACCCATTGCAAGTTTTATTTTTATTTTTCTGCGTTTATTTTCACCAAAAGCCCGCAACCCTCATAAACACTGAGCAAAACGCTCGGGTATATTTGCGCAATTACCTGCATATATATAGCAAGCCCACTGATAAGCCTCATTTGCCCTATATAGTGCGACCACCTCAATCATGCACAAACTGCCATCGGCAACCATGCGACCACCTCAGTCTAATCGTGCGAGCCGTGCGGGCACAAAAAAGCCCCCTATTTCTAGGAGGCTGAGGTTGAGTGTGCTGGTTATGGTGTCCCCCTGTTTATGGCATTCCAGTCGGTTAGAGATTTCAGAGTGTGAACGCCTTTTGAGTATAGTGTTTTCATGGTTTTTCTTTGGCTAGTGGTTATTAAGTGAGGCTTTTTTGTTAGGCTAGTATTCCGAGCCCATAAACACTTGGCAAGCTGGAGTCTTGTAGTTCCATAACCCTTGCAATATGCTTTGTTTGGTCTGTCTGTATCTCGTTGAGCTTGTCCGCGAATGCTTGCAAGCAATCAGTGGCTAATACAGTGTTGCGGGTATTTGGCACTTCGGAGTTTGCTTGCTCAAACCATCTAGCTCCGCAAGTGTCACGCTTTGTCTTTGATTTGTTGTTGCGCTCACAAGTCTTTGTTATGTCAATCCATCGACCGTCTTTGATGGAATAGACATTATTATTGTAAGTGTCTATTGCGTGCAAGTCGGCGCGATGCAATTCTTTTTCGTTCTGAAAGAAGCTGATTATATGATATTTCATTTGAGTTCAATTATTATGGTTTCCGTGTATGAGTCGAAGGTAGCAGACGCTAATGACTTCTCGTTAAGTGACAAATCAGCCAATGATGTGCGAAGAACATCCTTTGATGTGCTGAATCCATGTTCACTCACTAGCCAAGATACGATTGCACTGGCCTTCATCTTACGGAGTCTCAAGGCTTTGCCTAGTTCACTGTTTAGTTTAATCTTCATCGTTTTTTTATTTAGTGTTATTCAGAGTGCTGAATGCCTCCGATGTGAAGTAAAGTAGTCGAGTGAACTACCACCGCAAGCACTAAATGCAACTAAATCACATTATCTTTCATTGACCCAAAGATGCAGAGATTCAGCCTCAAATACCACTCAGTCTGTAGGCATAAAAAAGCCACTAGGTTAGTAGTGGCTTTGGGTTAGTTTGAATGCATTTTCTCGTCTCTCGTCATGTGGCATAAATCACACAATATCGGGATGCCAAGGGGGTAAAAAGTTCAGAGTTAAACGTCAATTGATAGGAACAAAAGAATTGCGGCGAGTGAGGATACTAGCGCAATACTTGATAAATAGATGATGCAATTGAGTATTTTTTGAGTGTTCATGATGTGTTTGTTTGTTGTGTG